GGGGACTTATGCATTGAGATTCCTACTCCAAGCTCTTTCATAAGTTCGAGATACTGGTGGACGACGTGCCGATCCCATATCAGCACGTCATCACCCACTACGGCGTACTTTGTGAACCACTCACGAGCACCAGCTCGTCGAGCCGATAACTGTACCAAGAAATGATGAGTGAGGGCCAACATCGCCCACGAAGAATATGCTCCCATTGGCTGACCACAGGCATAGAAAACCTGTGGGGCCACGGAAGAATATTTTTTCGGGACTTTGTAGGCTCGCCCGACTAGGAGATCTTTCCAAGGATTTCCTAATCCAGGCTTGAGATGGTCGACTAGTAAAGACTGCAGAGAGGCTGGGAGTCTATCTGTAGCGGCCGAGAGATCGAGAGAGGCTACATAGCCACCTCGAACCTCTTCACAGGCTCTTCTTACTCCTTTCATTTGATCGAAAGTCGAGTCTTGAGGAATATACCTCAAAGACGAGAAAATCGCCTTATGTAAGGGATATAAGAGGGTCTGCGTCCACCAGTCGACCATCGCAAACACCCGCTTCTTCCCCGGTTCTTCCTTAATCCCTAATTTTCCGAGGGGCCAAGGAAAGACGCTCGTTCCCTGAACAAGGGATTTAAATGTCTCCATTCGAGGCAATGCAACTGGCCCCAGAAGGTTCCCAACCTTCTGAAGACTAGATAGCAAGTCGGGAAAGTTAAAAAACTGAACCGCTTGCTCGAACAAGACTGACATGGACGTCTGGATCCAAACTAGACGCCTCATGGGGCCTTGTCCGACGTAAACCCCTCCTTTATGACGTTTAGATCCCGTCTGGGTACCAGGAGCCGCCTTCTTTAATTCTAAAGGATCCCATTCGGGAAATTCGAATTTACACCCCATCTTCTCCAACTCGGAGAAGAAAAAAGGTATAAACCACGAATAAGCCTCCAGGTTTAAAGAAGGACCAGGTGTTATTATTGTCTTCACCGAAAACCTTGCGCGGAAGTCCAATACTCGGTATAAACCGAATAGAGTCAACCAGAAACGCAAGAATCTCGGGTCAGACGCTAACAACGCCTTCCGATGAATTTTTGGTATAATTCTCGGGACTCCTCCCCCTGTTCGGGCAACGCGGCATCCGTAAGGTGATAGATCTTTTACCTTTTCACCTGCAGACAACTTCATAAGAAGTATGCTACAAGTTTTAAGATAAATAGCTAGACCCTTGGACCCGCGTTGTGACCTCAAACGAACACAGAAACGGGAGAACGAAATGATAGATAATATCCACGACCGGTTTACGTCACCTAGCCAAAGTCGAGACACTCGGACGAGTGCCCCGACCAAAGCTCGCTCGCGTTTTACGACGAGCTGCCAAGAACGGCCTGCTTCCAAACGCTTCAACCAAGCTTCCCATAGGGTTCTTGTTGTCGTGTTTAGGTTTAGCATGTTAGTTATTATTTATTAATAACCGTTCCCTTCCGTTTGCAGTACCATATAAATACAGTCCTGGGCGGCAGGCACCCCTCCGGGGGTAGGTGGTTAAACCGTGAGGTTGTCTCACTGTTATCC